TCTTTAAAGATTACTATTAAGAAAACTGGAACTGGTGGAGGCGCACCTATAAAACCCGCAGCTCCAGCTCTTGAAGAAGCTCCTTGGTAATCATTAATGCAACAATATGGTTTAACTGAAAAGCAATTAAAACTTTTTAAATTTATAAAAAACTATATTACAAAAAATAAAATATCGCCATCTTACGAAGAAATGAAGGTGGCGATAGGATTAAAATCTAAATGCAGTATTCAAAAAAAAATAGAACAATTAGAAGATAGAGGATGGCTAACAAAACTACACGGCAAATCACGCAGCATAAAAATACTAAAATGACACACAAAGATATTTTTAAAGAGTTTACTTATGATTGTTTGGCAGAACAAATTGGCGGAGATCATTATCAAAAATTAAAAGTTTCCCCAGCCTATTTTATATCAGAAAATAAACTATTGTTTGCAGAGGGAAATGTTGTAAAATTAGTGTGTCGACACCAAAATAAAAATAAAAAAGAAGATATTCAAAAAGCAATTCATTATTTAAATATAATTTTAGAAAGGGATTATCCAGATGGGTAAACCAGTAGAAAAATTCTGGAGTGGAAGTACCAACTTTACTGTAAGTGAAACTTTTCCCTCCGTCTCGGCAGCTATAAAACAAACTGTACCTAGTGACGCTGCTGTATATGAAGTTGATACAAAAACTCTCAGCTTTGAGTTCACTAGAATAAAGGAAAAAAATAATGGCGATAACCCATTACTCTCATCTGGAAAAACAGATCCAGGTAAAAGAGAAGGAAAGAAAGTCTCTGAACGCAAAGATCATGAGACTTAAAGCAAAGAACGGGGGAAAATATCCTCCAGGAATTGCAGCTCTGTCTAAGACAGCTCATTCTAAATTGATTGATGTAATACAGCTGCAAGACCAACAAAGTAAAATAAGAGCTTAGTTATTTTACTTTAGAACTATTCTAAACTAATTAACTTTAGTAATACCCCCGCTCCGCCTAAATAAACTTACCAGATTGGTAAAAATATTTCATGATATGGGTTGACTTATGCCAAATTGGCAACTATATATATTATATGGTAAAAAACTTCAAAAGATATGAGTTCGCTACCTTCTCTAAGTTAGAGAAATACTTCACAAAAAAGATCCTTCCACAAAAAAATAAATCTTCAAAAGTTATCGGCAAGGTTTTGCTTGTGTGGGATAAAACCAAACCCCTAACAAAAGGAGCTGCTAATGGGTAAAAAGTACGAGGTACTTAGTTTTTATAATTTGAAAAAATTAAATGAAAAAGCTAAGTGGAAAAAGTTTAATCAATACATCGCAGATAATGTGATGGAAGATCTAAAAAAAGCTGGCAGAAAAATTGCTGTCGTTGTTTTCCAATTTCTTCACAATGAAACAGAACAAAGATTAGTTCTTTTTGCTGGAGAAAAATACGGCAACTTACTTTTGGATGTAGATCTTAAAGATACTAAATTAATCACAACAGTAGAAATGGAGGCTGCATAAATGAGAAAACTTACTAACGCTGCGCAAGTTGCTAAATTGATAAAGCAACAAGCCAAAGAACTTGGTTTAAAGGTTACAGCAAAATCTCAAAACTTTTCAATGGGTAATTCAGTTAATGTTCATATTTTATCTGGAACTGATGCAGCTGTTGAACAGTTAAAAAAAGATACACAAAAATATGAATATGGTACTTTTGATGGCATGACCGACAGCTACCACGCTGATAATGTCATAGAAGATATTCCTCAGACAAAATATTTATTTGTTGATGATGATAGAGCAGAAAACATTATCAAAGAAAATCTAGATCAAACTGAGAAAAGATTTTACGAACATAGATTTACTTACAATAATGTTAATTGCACTTCTTACCAATGGTTACAAAAATTAAAAGAAGAAGCTGAAGAAAATTGGCAAAATGTTTTAAAAACTTTACTCCAGGATTTAAATGCTGCTGGAGCCAATTCAGTTACAACTCAATTAAATGGTTTTGTTTTTCAAATAACTAAAAATAGAAAGGAGGCAGCATAAATAACCAATCTGGTAAAAAAATATCTGATATGGGATTGACAATGCCAAATTGGCAATTATATATATTGTATGGATGATAAATTAAAAAACAAAAAAAAGGAGGCTGCATAGTGAACCATTTAACAAATGTTAATTTGTTCAAACAATTAGATTACCCAAGTTGGAGTTTTAGTCAGTATGGAGACATGGGTATTACAATCAAAAAAGATAACGAAGTTACTAACTGGAAAAAATACATACAAGCCAATATGAATGCTGGTTTGTTTGGTACTGGTTATACAGTTGAGCCATACAAAAAATTAGATGGCATAAAAAAAACTGTTGTTAATAAATTTAACTTAAAGGAGGCTGCTTAATGATGTTTGAAAATGTTGCAAAAGTTGGAGATAAAATTAGAGCTTACGACTTTGCTCAATTTGGAATTAATAGTTGTTATATTGAGGGTACTGTTCTTGATAAAGGTAATGTTGATAACAAATATTATGCTTGTTACAAAATTCAATTAACAAAAAAAATTGTTAAAGGAAAAAATGTTACAAAAAATATTGAGGATAAAATTTGGTATGTTCCTTTTGAAACTACAGATGATACTTTTGATAAAAAAGTTTATCCAAAGGGTATAACTAGAGTAATGAAAATAGATGAACCAGAGGAGGGAAAAACGTATGCTCTTACTGGAACCAAAGATGACAAATGTATTGCTAATGGAAATACTTGGAGTGAAAGCGAGGTAAAACAATAATGAAAGTTCAAGTCGTAAAAGTTGATAGAGCTGGCGGTAAAAAATTAGTTGTCCAGGTAGTTTATAAAGTTGACGGTAAAATAAAAAAACAAAACAAAGAAGTCTTTGGTTTAAATGAGAGAAGAAAAGCAGAAGCTCTTAGATCTAAATTACAAAATTCTGAAAAATTAGATGTTGTAGATCAAAAGATAGAATTTGATTTTGCTTTTGAGGAGTATTTTAAAGTTATTAAAAATGATCCAGACACTACTTCTAAATACAAAGATATGCAGATTGCCTACATTAACAATCACGTTAGACCAAATATTAATAAACAATATTTATCTGATTATTTATTAGCAGATTTTAAAGAAGTTACTTTGCTTGGTATTAAAAACAGTAAAGCTCTGCTATGGGTTAAAAAAGATGGGTTCGGTAGTTATAAGAAAAAAAATGAAGCCATAGGTAAGATTACAATTAGAGCTGCTGTATTAGAATTTAAAAAATTCGTAAATTTTTGTGCCAGCAGAAAATGGAAAATAGATTACTCGATTGCGAACTTTAAATTCGGGCCAAAATATTTTAAAGATTATCACTCTAAAATTAAGTGGATGCCTACTACTCCAGAACTATTAGCTGTTGTAAATAAGGAGCCAGATCTACAGCTCAGAACTCTATATAAATTTGCTGCTGAAACTGGCGCAAGATTAAATGAATTGCTTGGATTGTGTTATGAAAGTGTTGATTTTAATGCTGGTGGTGTCTTTTTAGATCACTCAATTAATGAGGAAAATACTTTTAGACCCTATAAAGTTAAAACTCAGAGAAGATTTGTTGAAGTATCAGACGAATTATTAGAGTTGTTTGGCATTTGGATGAAGGCTCAAATGTTTCCAGTTACTCATAGAAATTTAACTTTTAAAAATCCAGATAGTAATCAGATTGAAAGAAGAACTTTTAAAAGAATATTTAATATACCTATTCACGGAGCTAGAAAAAGAGTTAAAATTTCTGCTAAGAGATTAGGTATTCACTGGCCCAATGGGATGTCTCCTTTTAGAAAATGGAGCATATCTAGAATGCAAGAGCTACAAATTCTAACTGATAAACAGATGGATAATAGATTTGGTAATTCCAAAGATATTAGACAATCTAATTACATTAGAGATCTAAATTTGAATGAAGATAAAAGAAAGGCTGCTATCAATCTAATAACGAAAGGATAAGTATGGATGCTTTGACAGAAAAAGCAAGGATAGCAAAGGTAGTTTATGTTTTAAGAAAACTATCTAAAAAAACGCAAAGTAAGTTGGCGCAAACTATTGAAAAAACGTTCCAGCAAATACAAAAATATGAAACTGGTAGAAATAGTTTAAGTTCTCCATTGTTGTTTGCAATGGCTAAATCAAATGGTTGGGATTACAACTTATTATTTAATGGTGTACCTACAGAAATGGTTCAGCTTTTACCTCTCAGCGAGCAAAAGGGTGCTATAAAAAAATTTTTGGATATAGACTACAACATTGCTGAAGAACGTAAATTACAGCGTGCCTATGCTCCACTAATGCCTAAATTAAACCGTGAGCTAGCTGGAGAAAATACTTTCAAAGGTTAAATTTTTTATGAGGGAGCTAACAACTCCCTCGTAACTTTTTCTCCTTAAAAAAATCACAAAAAAATATCAAAACTCTCTCGTTTACTCCCCCGTTTACTCCCTGATGCTCTAGAATTATTGTGTGCCAATAGGTATCGTCAATATTTGAACCTACCGATCTTTTTTTAAATTACTGTTGATATATAACACTTGCAACCATTT